AATTTGAGGTAATCCTGGGAGACTGTACGGTCAAATCTGCTATAATCAGTCTCAAAGAGTACGGGAAACTCGGTGAAGGGCTGCATGGTTCGGCGCTTAGCGAAGGGATCCAACCCCTTGACTAGGAACGGTGCAGCCCGGGCAGCTTTTTCGATCGCGTATATATATGGGCCGATAATCGCAAGAAATTCTGGACGGCGCGGTGAGATGTTTCTAGGGTCCACCGCCGCGGTCCCGGCCTCGATCTTAATGAAAGCTTTAACAATGGCATGCTTGTGCTCCAGGTCCACATGGAGCACCCGCTGCCTCGCCTCCGACAACTCCCGTTGTTGTCGCGGGGGAAAACGGCTCAGCCATAGCCGAAAGTGGACGTCCTCCTGAGGGGAGGGATTCACTTGGCTGACCCACTGGCTGGCTTCCTCCTGCAGATACATTCCCAACATCTGGGGGAGGGGCTTGAGGTCCGGGATTTGGTGTTTTGGGACCACCTCCCCGGGGGTTACGGGGATTTGCACGTCTTCTGCCGCTATTACGTACGCTCTTTGAAGCGGCGACATTTTTGTCCAGTCTTTTCCCCACATTTTTCCGACCGGTGGTAGTGGACTTTGGGGTTTGGACATCTCCTTTAGGTACTCGAGGTTTATTTTTCCCCCCAGTCTGCGTGCTTCTGCGACCAGGGTTTCTAGTGGCAGTTCTGGGGGTAGGCACAGTGGATGAAGAGGTGGAGGCCCCCGAGGGGCCAGGGACAGCGGCCGCAGCAGCGGGCTTGGGCTGTTCACCTCTGCACTTAGCAGCAAGGGCATGGAATTGGACTGGAGACCCATCGGCATGGCGACAGATTCCAGCACAAGGTTTGCGCTGCTTGCATGGTTGACCTGGCAAGTGCTTTCCGGCACAAGTAGGCTCTGTGCAGACTGCTGGTTTGGCAGTTGAAGGCTTGGGAACACGGGGCTTCCGTGCAGCTTGGGGCTTATGCTCCACGACGACCTCAGGAGGAGGGGGTGGGGGAGGGGCACCACATTCAACACTCGTGTTAGGAGTGAGGTTGCTGCATTGTTCAGAGTCCTGCCGGGGAACATCACTATTTGGCGGAGCAGGCCCGGCAACATCACCCTGCCCGCCAGATGGAAAGGGACGGGATGGTGACGTGTTCTCAATTGTCTCGAGTTTTTCTTTTGGTGGTACTACATCGTACATCGGGACACGAATGTCACTCCAAGCCCAAGGCGTCAGGGAGTGCTGACGGTTGGACCCCACGAACCACAAGAAAATACTGCGGGACGCGGAAAAGAGGACCCCACGACGGTTACACGCCGCAATGAGGAGACCGAGCACCCGTCGGTGCAACCAAGAAAGGTCGGAAGGGCTACCTGTTATCCATGAATCATAGGCCGTATTTGTAGCC